TGTGAATCCAACCCTGACATCGGCTGTAAACTGGAGAGCCATAGAAACTACAAACAGTTCAGGTTATCAACTGTATTTGTCAGGAACAGCGCCCAGTTATTTAAACGGAAAGTTATCCATACCCGTACCTGCGTAGTATGTAGTTCCACCACCACCACCGCCTGCAACCTGTTTCCATTGCGTGCCCGTGTAATAGTACAGTTCGGGTGTGGAGCAGCCATTTACCGCAAACACGGATTGAGCGTAACCGGGCGTGTAGGCAGGCGCAGCGCATCCAGCTACAATGTCAATACCCTGTCCGAGCGTGCGCCATGTAGTGTTTGCAGCGCTCCATTGGTAGATGCGCCCTGATGCAAGGTCAACCCGAAGGCGTGAACCTGTGGATGATGGTGCGCCGGATGGCACGCCGGATTCATAGTTGATTCCGGCTGTAAATTGTATTTGGGCGCTTGTGTGGAGCGCTGCAAATAGCAAGGTTAAAATGAGTAGTTTTTTCATGTTTGCAATATTGTTATCCGAGCATGATGAACCCAAACTCGTATGTGGTTGATGCGGTTAGTTCGGTGCTTGTCTTAACCATAAATTTATCAGACGCGGTATTGTTCACGTATATGTTATTGGTAAAGTTGCTATATTTTTGAACAACAACAACCCAATCTGTACTTAGTGTTGAAAATTTATAATTTGCATTAAGCGTAATTTCAAACAAATCACTTGCGCCTGATGGTATTGACGTTCCTGTAGTAATTGAAAGACGTATCATATTCGGATTTCCAGCAATTGAATTAAACGTTGGCGATGTTCCACATCCAGCTTTAAAAGATAAATTTGATGATGTATATAAATTTGTGTCGCCTGTCTTTATAGGTGTTTCTAAAAAAAACTGATTTGTTCGCATTATCAATAGCGCTTGCTGTCCAGTCATTTGCTCAACAGCGCCACTTCCTGAGCTAACCCTCCCGAGTATTCTGTCTGATGTTATATTTTGAAGTTTTGCAAGTGTAACATTACTGTCTGCTATTCCAGCCGTTGCAATTTGCCCAAATCCAAGCGTAGTGCCTGATCTCCGCAATACATGGCCGTCTGTACCCGCTGCAATATCCGCTACATCTCCCGTGCTGTTTGCCGACCTGCCAATAACTGATAACGCGGCGCTTTGCCTGATTCTTGAATTTATAACTGCATTAAGGGCTATTTTTCCTGATGAAACAGCAAGTGGGCCTATCTTGCTTTCTGTTACAGCGCCCGCGTCAATCGTCCAAACGGTACCCGATGAACTTACCGTAATATCCCCCTTGTCACCATCAGCGACACCACCGCCTCCTGCCTGTGGTGTTAACTGCACAAACAGGCCCGCGTTCTGCGGTATGTCAAAATCAGCGGTTGCGCTGTTGACTGAAATAGAAGTCGCTCCGGCTGATGGCGCTGATGCCACCGTAAACGTCTGAAATTGGCCTGTAACCGGATTGACAATTTTAACTTTGTCTCCACTTGCAAATTCGTTGCCCGCAAGCGCTGTACCCACCGATATAGATGTGACGGTAGCGCCTTTGGTTATGGCTGTATTCAGGCTGTTGAATGACAGCGGATTCAGTATAGCCCCCGGTGGATTGGCCATAAATGGCGAATTACCGCCTGTGGTGGGGCTTGTTGATGTTGGATTGATTACGGTTGGATTATTTGTGCCTCCGGACAGAATTTTGACTTTGACGGGTGTTTTTACGTTGCTATTCCCGTAAACCATCTCTAACCAAGTGCCATCTATAATGTTCTCCGTAACGCTCCACTTGACGCGCATATCCAGCCATTTAAGGCTGTCTGATGTAGTCAGCAGTTTGCGCACCTGATTACATCCATCACCGTAAAGCTGTGCGTTCAGTCGCTTCTTTACACGCAGTCTGCCATCGGCTGCACGTTTGACCATCAGCGAAGTAAGCGCTTTATCGCGTGTGCCTGAACCTTGACCCCATGCAGAAAGCCCTGATGATGCCGTGCTGTTAACCACAGCGCCCAGGTAATTGACTGAACCGGAGCCGATGCGCACGTTTTGTTCCCATGTGTCCGTTCCCCCGTCTGCGTTCTCGCTTTCATAAAGTACCTCATCTTCCTGCACATCAGGCGTGCCGGAATCATACACCTCCATCCAAAGACCACCAGCAGACCATGTAATAGTGAACTGCGTTTCATCAACATCTGAACCGTCATTCTTTTTTAACTGCTCAAATGTCGCTGATATGCTGTTTAAGTCACCATCAGCAGGAAGTGGCGGCGTTATGAAGTCAAGCCCCTGAACATAAGACGCTGTACTGTTAGTAGGTGGCACTTTTTGGCCGCCCGACACAAGTACAAAGTTGTCAGTTGAAACAGTAGTCCATTCGGCATTCTCGTTAAATGTACTGAAGTTTGAGAATGTAACGGCACGTTTCAGGTATCTATCCCCGATTTTCAACTTGATGTTGATTTGCGGGATGATAACATCAGATGATTGCCCTGAATAGCTGTTGTTCTTGATGCTAATAAAGAACGTGCCACGAATACGCAAAGTAACAGCGCCTGATTGGCTGCTGATGGTTTGATTGAAGTTGAACGTAGTACCTTGCGCAAGGATGATATTCTGCCAAAAGTTACGGCGCATCCTGACTTCATAAAATGCCCGTGCCTTTGCTATTTGAGAAACGTAATCATACGTTGAATAACTCAACTTTGCCGCATTGGCTTCTGTTTGGTTAACTGACAAAGTGCCGGAATATGCCCCGTATGTTTTTTGATCTCCGTTCTTTTTATAGCTTCTCCAGTTGTAGGTGCTATTTTCGCGGTAGTCAATCTGTTCAACTACAAACTTTGCATCCCTCATGCGAATACGACAACCAAATGCCAGGCAGATGTGTTTTATTACATCATAGCACGAAAGCACATCATCGTCAATGCCGCCCTTTGTTTTGAAGTCGTAAAACGCCGCGTGATCTACATAGGACAGGTATAGCGGATCGTTGGCATCGTTTGCCGTCATAGTAGCCTCCCACCAGTCAAGCGAAGTTTCAAGGAACGCATCATCAGCCGCCCAAAAGGTTGAAACGTGCGCTAATTTGCCGAGCGCATTGACCAGGTGCTGCGTAAGCCTGTAACGGCCATAATACAGCGCCCCGCTATTCAGGTACGGCACTTTCTTAAGAAGAGCAAGCCCGCATGATGCCGTGATGGTAACGCGATATATCGGGCCTTCATCCGTTTCATTGCCGAGCGCATCAGGCGCTATTATTCCCCTCCAAATCTTTGCTCCTGCCTGTGTGGTTATCTCCAAAAAAAACCTGCCTTCTTTGGAAGTACGTAGGTCGTTTACAAATGTACCAAGTCCGGTTTCTGACACGTTTATCAGCATATCCACCGATGCTGAACTGCCATAAATCGGTGACAGTATGTCGCTGTCATTGTCGGACTTCCATTCAATTTTGATGCCGCCTTTAGCAATTTGAAAAGCAGAATCCGAACTTACCCAATCAGTATCGTAAATGGCTGCGTTGTACTGCGTGCCATCCGGTGCTTTGCCTATGCCGTAGATTCTTAATGCCATGTTTCTGTTTTTGTCTGATTAAATGAAGCGGTTAAAATGCACGCCCTTGTTTGCTTTGTGCGCGCTCAAGCACTAACACCAAATCCGTACCCCTGACTGTAAATTCGCCCTGCATAACGCCGCCTGACTGCCCCATGCCCTCAAGTAGTCGGTTAGTGCGCATATTGGATATGACCTGCGAACCACGTGGAATATTGACAAGCTCCGGGCCTTTCTCGCCAACCAATGCCATACCACCAGGCGCAAAGGCAGTACCACGCGCAAATTGCTGTGAAGCAATAACTGCTATCTGTGCAGCGCCTGCCACACCTTGAGCAATGGCAGCAGGAAGGCCCGCCACAAAGCCAAGTTCTGCAAATGTTTTTGTGACCGCTACGGCTGTATTTACAATAGCCTCTGCGATGGCAGCACGTTTCTTTTTTTTGCCTGCCTCTTTTTGGATGGCAGCACGTTTAGATTCTAATTCAGCCTGTAGTTGCGCCTGCCTGTTAGCATCACCCTTTGCCATCTCTATTCTCTTTGCATACTGTGCCTCAAGTCGCGCTGTTTCCTCTTCTGCGTTTTGGCTGATCTTCATGCCGACAATAGTAAAGAACGCATCAGAAACAGCCTGGAACGATTGTGCAATACTTTCTTTCCAGTTGCCTTTCATGTACTCTCTGAACTTTGCCATCTCTTCTTCAGTCAGAGCAATTCCATTCTTTACCTTATCGACAATATCATCAATATTGGTACTAAAGTTAACTTCTGTTGTTTGTCCTGGCTGTATTCCTGTATCCGCCTGACCTTCTCCGGTGCTTGTAACCGATTTTGGTTGCAGCGTTGGTATTTCAGGCACAGGTGGAACCTTCAGGTCTTTAAACAGCGCCTTGAGTTGATTATGCAGGTTTTCAATCTCTTTTGATGTAGGTTTGAATCCGGCATCCAGCAGCTTTTTAATGCCTGATTCAATCGTTTGCGCTTCCTCAATCACATCTTTAGCACCCAACACATTCTGATAGTCACGCTGTGCGGTAATATCAGCCTGTACTTCTTTATACACGGCCTGCATCTTTTTTGCTGCCTCAATAGCCGCTTCTGATGCCTGCTGTTTTTTTGCGGATGCCGCTGCTGCTGCGTTGGCCGCCTCTGTTTGTGCGGTTGTTGCCGCTTGAAGCGCTACCCTCTCCGCTGCATACCCATCAACAACCTGCTTAATGGTTGCAATCTGATCTTCAGTATTTTTTAATGCCTCTTTTGCTTTCAAGAATGCTTCCGCTGTGTTACCTCCGGCATTGAAATCACCATCATTACGATTAAGCCCTACCCGCTCCTTTCTTGTTGCATTGTATTGTCTTTCGGCCTCTGCGAGCGCTTTAACCTGCGTTTCTCTCTGTTTATCAAGTTCAATAAGTTGCGCCTCCGCACCCTTCGCACGTGCTGCCTTGAGAATGCTTTGTGCGTATCCTTCATAAGCCTTTGCTGCTTCGCCAACTGCGGCTGTTTCAACCGTAAGCTGTCCAAAATATTGAGGATTGATTGACTTTAGTTCATTCAGCGCCTCTATTTTGTCCTCTCGCTTCGTGTTCTCATCTGTGAGTATCTTGATAAGGGACTCAACCTGTGCGCGCTCTCCGGCTGTTTCTGCCTTCGCCTGCGCTGTCAGGTCATTCACCATCTGCATGGACTTTTCCGCTGATGTCAGTTGGCGGTTAAATAGTCCGAACTCGTTTGCAAGTGCTGTGACGGCTACAATGATGCCTATGCCGATAAATGCCTGCATTGACAGGCTAAGCGCAAGGAATGCCGTTCTGACTTGTCCGGCCCACGTCACAAGCGCACCCATACCTTTGACCAGGCTACCCCATCCTGACACCACCAAAGAAGAAACCAACTGGATAGAACTTAATACTTTGGCTATTGGCCCGATTGCTATCAGGAACGCGCCGAAGTACGCAATGGCTGTTTTGGTAGCTGAATTGAGACTATCAAACGCGGCGGCTGCGTCCGTGATGAACTTTGCGAACTTTTCAAGCCCGCCCTTAATGTCAAACGCATCATTGATAGCAAGCCCGACCTTACCGAGCGCTATCTTCACAGCATCCATCGCGTTCTCAATGTTATTCTTAATGCCCGATTTGACACGTGGAAGTTCGGCGGCTGCTGCTGTGATACCGGCAACAAATTCTTTTGCGCCGATACCCATATCTCTGATGCCCTCAACTGATTGCGTGCCAAAGGCTTTTTGCATCAGTTGGGCAATATTGGGCATGGATTCAGATATAACGCTGATGTCCTCCTGAAGAACACGCCCTTTGGAAATCATCTGCGTAAATTGCCGCGTCACATTGTCAAACTCCTGTGCTGTGCCTCCGGTGGATGCAATGGCGTTACCAAGTTGCTTGATGATCTCCCGTGCATCATTGGCTGCAATGCCTACACCCTGCAATCGGATGGAAGCGCCGACCGCCTGTTCAAGTCCTAAACCTGGATTCTCTGCAATTTTCTGAAGTTTCTCTAACTCCGCGCCTGCCTTCTCCGCGCTTCCCAACTGCGACTGTAAAGCAAGGGTAAGGCTTTCCAAATCTCCGGCAGCCTTGATGGCAGCACCACCGAATAAACCAAGCGGAGCGGACAAGGATAGCGTTAAGTCAGAGCCTATGCGGGATAGTTTTTCGCCAGAGCGCCGGAGCGCCTTTTCGGTGGCTGCTAAAGTTTTTTCATCGAAAATTACGCCCAGCCTGACGTTTAGTGCTACTGCTTTAGATGCCATCTTTGTTTAGTTTAGCCTCCATGTAACGGGCGTAAAGTTCGGGGTTGGTTTTTTTCAGGATTTCATCTGCATCGCGGTCGAACTTATCAAACTCTTCACGCTCTTTGTCGTTCATCTGTGAGCGTGTTTTCAGGTGTGACTTGATCGGGGCATCCCAACTGAAAGGCAGTAAATCAGCAGGCTTCTTAATCTGCTTTTTTGAATCTACCGTCTTTGCCATGATGTAGGCCACAAAGCGCGTCTGCTCCCAACCGTTTTTGAACTGCTCAAAGTGCGCCTCTTGTCGGTACTTGAAATAGGCAGGTGTTGACAGGTAGAACTCCTCCTCATCCATGCCTATTTTAGCAGCCTGCCTTAACAGGTCGTGCCAATTGATTCCTACGCCCGTTTCTGCTTTGTCGGCTTCGCCGGGCTGTTCGCGTTTCCCGCGTCCGTCTGTGGGAATGAATCCTGAAACATCTGCATCATTTCAGCGATGGATTCGTTGTCAAGCCAGTCCGCAAGGTCATCCTCCGTGAAGTCGGGCAACTTCTTAAATTGCCTGTAACCGCACGTGATGCCCGCATAGATAAGGTCTGCCACCACCGACAATCGGGGCGCTCCACCGGACATCGTTTGAAAGTCCTCTATGGCGGATCGCCCCGTTTTGCGTTCGTATTGAATGAGAGCGCCCATGCCAAATTTGACAGGGTGCATTTTGCCGTTTAACTTGATTTGCGACATTGTTAGTGATGATTGATGTGATGGATTATTAGATAGTGGCCTGCGTCAAAGCGCCTGTTCCCTGAAATTCAGCAGAGAATGTGACAGCTTCATCATTGCCGGAGGACTGGATTTGCAGGGATGATACATAGCCGCTTCCGCTGTACTTTGCATCGCCTGTTGTGCCTGTTTGGAACACAAGCGCAACCGATGTTTGATTTGTCCATGCGGTAAACAGTTCCTCCACGCCATTGGTAGCTGCGAAGTCCACGTTTCCGGTTACGGATGCTGTCCATGACTTTGCGCCTGGCAGAAATTCAGAAACCGCGCTGCTGTCTTTGCAGGTGGTTTCAAACATATTGGTTGAAGTTGAGATGGAAGCGTCCACCTGACAGGTAATTGCAGCGGGCGTGCCTCCGGTGTACAGCTTCATGTTTTTTGCTAATACTGTAGCCATTGTTAGTCGTTGTTTTTGTTGTTGAAGATGCGCCGCGCCTGTTGCTTTGGCGTTGTGTCGTTTGTATTCAAATCAGCCTCAATTGACGCGATGAATTGCGGTGTGGCTGTGATTGTCATGTTTTCAGCAAGTGGAACACACAGGTTTTCAATCTGTGCGCCTAACGGATATTTGCGCGCCCGTGTGTCATCCGGCACTTGCTTTGCCGTTCCGTTTGTCAGGAGCGGCTGTGCGTCACCCGGTGCCACATCCAGCACCGTACCTGCTCCCCACTTTTCGTAATCTTTCAAAAGTTGTATCTTCATGGTGTTGTCTTTTTATTCCCTGCCCTTTGCGCGGGCATAAAGTTTATACCAAGGCGCTGTTCCCCGCGAAACGCTTGATGTATTCTTTGATTCACGATTCACGGTATCAATTTTTGAACCGATTATCTGCAATATGGCGTTTTGTGCAACTGGTCCTGCTGCTGCTATTGCTGCCTCTACAAATCGTTTTCCGGCTCTTGTTTTTCCGTTGGTCATTGTAACGCCATTGTTCACAAAGTGCGCATAATAACCGTCAATTCGCTTTCCTCCGAGCAATGGCCCTACCATTACGCCCAATCTGATTCTACGCAATTTTGAAAGGCTCCTGAATGACTTTTGAAGGTTGCCTGGCCTGTATGTAGCGACAATCACTCCGCTGCCTTTCCTTGCTCTTGTTCCTTTCTTGCCTTTTCTTCTGTATCGGCTGTGTGACTTTGAAGATACGGGCGTTCTTGCTTTGATGGCAGAGGCTAATAGGTCAGCCGGGCCTTTAAGGTCGTTATTAACGTCCTTTTTCATTTGCGCTGTCAGTAATTGCAGCCCGCGTATCACATCGTTTATCTCAACGCCTAATTGATAACTCATATTAGTTAGCAGTTATGAACTGATAAACAGATGTGCGTGAAACAAACAGGACATCCTCGTCCATGCCATCAGTAGATGAAATGTATTTGCAGCCCTCCACCGTTACGCCTCCGGCTGTGCCTGTAACAAAGTCAAGCGCATCCCTGACTGCCACATCTACATTATCCAGCGCTCCGTATGCGTTTAACCCCTGCTTCGCTTCAGCCCAATATGTAAAGGTCACGGTTGCTGTGTCGTGATCGCTTTTCCTGTCTTTCTGGTTGTCGGTCGGTGCATTGGACACCGTGAATACAATGGCAGGATAGGTAGCATCTTCAGGAATGAAGACAGGATAAATACGAGTGCCAACAAGCGCCGTAACGGCTGCTGTTGCGCTTAATTTGGCGTAAACGTATTGACCTACTTTCATCAGTCGTGCCTTTGTGCTGTAATTAACAGCGATTGCCTGAAGTCAGGCTTTTGGATGTACATTATATCAAACAGATCGCCCTCAA